GTTGGTATAAATAACCCTAATTCAACATCTGCGGCTACATCATCTACTACAGTAATGGCAATAGGTGCGAAGTCAGGTGGTACTGTAAACACCTCATTAATAACTACTGGAGCCGTCGGGATTGGAATTGCAGCTCCTACTTCTACGTTGCACGTTAGCGGTACTTCTAATATTACAGGTGCTGCAACTTTTGGAGGAGCAGTAAGTCTTACGAGTGGCGCTTTATCTATATCTGGAGATGGCAGTAATGCTGCAACACTTGAAGAACATCACGCTGGAGCTTTTGATATAACAACAGTAGGTGATTTTACTATTGATTCTGCAGGCGACATTATATTTGATACCGATGGTGATGATATAATCTTTAAATTCAAAAGCGGGGATACTGCTATGACTTTTGATAGTAGCCAAACTAATATTCATACAGAAGTAGATTTCAGAATATACGATAGTAAAAAATTACAACTCGGAAATAGCGCAGATTTAGAAATATTTCATGATGGTTCACATTCAGAAATAAGTGAATCAGGTACAGGTGACCTTAGAATAAGAGGTGATAGTGTGTGGATTTTAGAATCCGATGGAACTAATCAAATATCAGCATATCAAGGCACGGCCAAATTATATAAAGATGGAAATGAAAAACTAAGTACGACAAGTGGTGGTATTGATGTGACTGGATATTATGGGTTTTCAACTACAGGGAATGATTATGGATTCTATTATGGTACAGAACCTGGGGCTACTCAGGGTATTGCTATAAAAGCTAGTGATACTGGTGGATCTTATTTTGATGGTCTTGGATATTTCTGGAATAATAATACAGGAAATGGAGCAGGTATGTTCCAAATGCAAAATGATGGAGCAACATATTGTAGATATATTAATTTCTTTAGAGGAAGTAATAGTAATATAATTGGATATATTGGATATAACGCAACTAATACTGCTACAACATTCTCAACATCTAGTTCTGATGAACGCCTTAAAAAGAATATAGTAGCGTGGGACGAAGCAGTATTACCTAAATTCTTATCATTACAGCCTAAGAAATTTAATTTCAAAGCTGAAGTTGGTGATCCAGGCCCAGAAAAAATAAAAGGATATATAGCGCAAAATGAAGTTGCTAACTTCCCAGAAGTATATCAATTAAATGGCGAGGGCGATGATGCACGTTATGGATTCCATCCAATGGAAATGGTACCATATTTAATGAAAGCTGTTAAAGAATTGGTTGAAAAGAACCAAGATTTAGAGGCAAGAATAGTAGAATTAGAAAAATAGTAGCATGTATATGACATTAGGGTTTTAAAAGCACTATAAAACATGCAATATATAAAGTATGCAATAATGCATAAATAATTAAAATTAAATTAAGTTTAATCAATTAAAATTTAGAAAAATGACAAAAAAAGAAGAAGTAACAAAAATTACAGAAGAAGAATTAAAATTAGTTCAAGAAAAAGTAGGTGCAATTAATCAACTACAAATGCAAGTAGGTGGATTAGAAGTACAAAAACAAATGGTTATTTCGCAAGTACAAGGAGTTCAAAGTGAACTAAGCGAAGTACAAAAAGGTCTTGAAGAAGCATATGGACAAGTTTCAGTTAATTTACAAGATGGAACTATAACTGAAATTCCTGAAGAAGATGAGCAGTCTAGTAAGGAAGATTAGTATAGGAAAAGATTATAAAAATGACGCTATGCACTATGCCGTTGGGCAAGAAGTGTATGGTGGGCATACAATATGCGATATAATTGAGCAAGATAAAAAGTTTTCTATTTATATAAAAAAAGGTAACGAGGTATTACCATGGAAAGATTTCAACAAAAACATGGCTATAGCAGTTGAATATAATTTAGAATACTAATGCAAAGTGTATTTGATTTTATAATAAAACCAAAATCCAATAGATACGACAATACCAAACAAATCGGTGATTCAGAATTACTGTTAAATACAGAAATATCTGATCATCGATATGTTAGTCGTGTTGGAATTGTTTTAACTACACCAAAATACGAGAAGACTGAAATACAGGTTGGGGATGAAGTTATAGTACACCATAATGTTTTTAGGAGATTTTATGATGTAAAAGGTGTAGAAAAAAACAGTAGGAGTTACTATAAAGAAGACCAATATTTTATAAAGTTAGATCAAATATTTCTTTATAAAAGAAATAATAAATGGCATGCGCCTAAGGGGTATTGCTTTATTAAACCAATTGAATCAAATAATATATTATTAGAAAAAGAAGTTCCTTTAAGAGGTATTATAAAATACGTTGATAAACAACTTAAAGATATAAATAAAAATGATTTAGTTGGATTTACACCAAGCAGCGAATATGAATTTGTTGTTGATGGTGAAAGATTATACAGAGTATTAACTAATTCAATATCTATTAAGTATGAACGTCAAGGAAACGAAAAAGAATATAATCCAAGCTGGGCAGAGAGCTGTTGATGAACTTATAAAAGTTGCTAAAGAGCCAATTGTTGATTCAGATGATGATATTTCTGCAGATAGATTAAAAAATGCTGCAGCTACAAAAAAGCTAGCTATCTTTGACGCTTTTGAGATATTAAATAGAATTGAAGAGGAAAAAGCTTTATTAGATAATAAACCTTTAGAAAATAAAGAACAAAGCTTTTCAGGGTTTGCTGAAAGGAGGTCTAAGTAATGTACAAGCAAAGTTTATATAAGGTTATACAACCTATAAAAATAAATACTATTAAAAGACTTAATAAGTCTAAAAAATGGGAATATGGTTATAACAAAGAGAATGATGTTGTTGTTATAAGCAAGACTGGAATGATTGGTGAAGTATATGAAATTCAAGGATTAAAAATAGCTTTACCAAAACAACCAAAAAATGTTCATAAATTTGAAAAGGATAAGTGGAAGGTAACTGAATATCCAAAACAACTTCAAAAAATAAAAACAATATTTGATTGGAGAGGATTACCCGCAGAATTTAAAAATAAATGGCATACATATATTGATGATGAGTTTAATAAACGTGAAGAAGGCTTTTGGTATTATAATAAAGGAGTGCCAACTTATATTACAGGTACACATTATATGTATTTACAATGGTCTAAAATTGATGTAGGTAAGCCTGATTTTAGAGAGCCAAACAGATTATTTTATATATTTTGGGAAGCTTGTAAGGCAGATAAAAGATGTTATGGAATGTGTTATTTAAAAAATAGGCGTTCTGGATTTTCTTTTATGTCAAGTGCCGAGGCTGTTAATTTAGCAACAATATCAAGTGATTGTAGATATGGAATATTATCTAAAACTGGGGCGGATGCTAAAAAAATGTTTACTGATAAAGTTGTGCCAATTTCAGTTAACTATCCATTCTTTTTTAAACCAATTCAAGATGGTATGGATCGACCTAAAACAGAATTAGCATTTAGGGTTCCAGCATCTAAATTTACACGTAGAAAACTTACTACAAATGAAAGTATAGAGGATATTCAAGGATTAGATACTACAATAGATTGGAAAAATACTGGGGATAACAGTTATGATGGTGAAAAATTAGCACTTCTTATACATGATGAAGCTGGAAAATGGGAAAGGCCTGAAAATATTTTGAATAACTGGAGAGTAACTAAAACCACATTAAGATTAGGTAGTAGGATTATTGGCAAATGTATGATGGGTAGTACTTCAAATGCATTAGATAAAGGAGGTGAAAATTTTAAAAAATTATATGATAACTCAGATGTTACAAAAAGAAACCGCAATGGACAGACTCGCTCAGGACTCTATTCTTTGTTCATACCTATGGAGTGGAACTTCGAGGGATTCATTGATTCTTATGGATTACCTGTATTCGACTCACCCGAGGAAAATACCGAAGATCCCAATGGGGAAACTATTGATGTCGGCGTTATTGAACACTGGGAAAATGAAGTTGAAGGGTTAAAAAACGACCAAGACGCTTTAAATGAATTCTATAGGCAGTTCCCAAGAACAGAAGAACATGCTTTTAGAGATGAAACTAGAAATAGTATCTTCAATTTAGCAAAGATATATGAGCAAATTGATTACAATGATGAAGTTGCAAATCTTTCTCAAGTTACTACTGGTAGTTTTACATGGAAAAATGGGGTTAAAGACACAAAAGTTCAGTTCACGCCAAATCCTAGTGGAAGATTTAAAATCAGTTGGGTCCCAAGTGTAAAATTACAAAATAATATTATAATTAAAAATGGTATAAAATATCCAGGTAATGAGCATATGGGTGGTTTTGGGTGTGATAGTTATGATATATCAGGAACAACAGACGGGCAAGGTTCTAAAGGTGCTTTACATGGCTTAACTAAATTTAGCATGGAAAATGCTCCAGCTAATATGTTTTTTTTAGAATATATAGCTAGACCCCAAACCGCAGAAATGTTTTTTGAAGATGTGCTTATGGCATTAGTATTTTATGGTATGCCAATATTAGCAGAAAATAATAAACCAAGACTATTATATTATTTAAAAAGAAGAGGCTATAGGGGTTATTCAATGAATAGGCCTGATAAAGCAAAAAATAAATTATCTGTTGCAGAAAGAGAAATAGGTGGAATACCTAATTCCAGTGAGGATATAAGGCAAGCTCATGCAGCTGCAATTGAAACTTACATAAATGATTATGTTGGGATGGTGAATGATGGGGAGTATGGTGATTTATATTTTAATAGAACATTAAACGATTGGGCTAAATTTGATATAAATAAAAGAACAAAGTTTGATGCCGCTATAAGTTCAGGTTTAGCAATTATGGCGTGTAATAAAAATAAGTATAAACCTAATGCAGAGCGAGTAAAACCAAAAGTTAATATTACTTTAAACAAATACGAAAATAAAGGAACTTTATCAAAAATAATAAAAAATTATGGCTGAATCAGTTATGAAAGATTACTTTCCAAGTCAAGCAGTTAATGATGATAAAAAATTATCATTTTCTTATGGCTTAGAGGTTGCAAAAGCTATAGAAAATGAATGGTTTAAAAAATCATCTGGTGTTAATAGATATTTACAAAATCAAAATAATTTTCATAAATTAAGATTGTACGCACGAGGCGAACAAAGTATACAAAAATATAAAGATGAATTATCTATTAATGGTGATTTATCATATCTTAATTTAGATTGGAAACCTGTTCCTATAATACCTAAGTTTGTAGATATAGTTGTAAATGGTATCGCAGAAAGAACTTATGATATAAAAGCATTTGCACAAGATCCAAATGGTGTTAATCAAAGAACAGCTTATATGCAAAGAATATTGGTTGATATGCAAACAACCGATGTCACTAATTTTATTCAACAAAATTTTGGCATTTCTTTACAATCCACTCCGGGTCAAGATTTGCCAGAAAATGATGAAGAACTTCAGCTGCATATGCAATTAAATTATAAGCAAGCTGTTGAAATAGCTGAAGAACAAGCTATTACTACTATTTTTAATTTAAATAATTATGAGTTAACTAAGAAAAGATTTTATTATGATTTAACTGTTTTAGGTATAGGGTGTGTTAAAAATACATTTAGTAATTCAGAAGGTATTAAAATTGAATATGTTGATCCTGCTAATTTAGTATATTCACATACAGAATCTCCATATTTTGAAGACGTGTATTATGTTGGTGAAATGAAAACCATAACATTGGTTGATCTTAAAAAAGAGTTTCCAGGTTTAATGGATGAAGATTTACAAGCGTTAATTAAAAATGGAGGAGCAAATTATAACTTATATAATAGGCACACTACCGGTTCTAATAAAAAAGACAATAATTCATTAGAAGTTTTATATTTTAATTATAAAACTTATATGAATGAAGTATATAAAGTAAAAGAAACTGCAACTGGGGCCGAAAAGATTATTAAAAAATCAGATGCGTTTAATCCCCCACCAAACACCAAAGGATTGAGATTTGAAAGAATTGCAAAAAATGTAGAAGTGTTATATGAGGGTGTTTATATACCTGGGGCTAAAAAACTTTTAAAATGGAATATTGCTGAAAATATGTTGCGTGAAAAAAGCGATGTAAACAAAGTAAAACTAAATTATTCTATAGTTGCCCCTAGAATATATAATGGTAAAGCAGAATCCTTAGTTGGTAGGATTACTAGTTTTGCTGATATGATTCAATTAACGCATTTAAAAATACAACAGATATTAGCTAGAATGGTTCCAGATGGTGTTTATGTTGATGCCGATGGTCTTGCTGAAGTTGATTTAGGTAATGGCAGTAATTACAACCCGCAAGAAGCATTAAATATGTTCTTCCAAACTGGTAGTATTATAGGGCGTTCATTTACATCTGATGGCGAAATAAATCCAGGTAAAGTGCCAATTCAAGAAATAAATAATGCCGCTGGAACAGGAAAATTAGCAGCTTTGATTAGCACTTATAATTATTATATGCAAATGATTAGGGATGCTACTGGGTTAAATGAAGCTAGAGATGCTAGTACACCAGATAAAAATGCCCTAGTTGGTATTCAAAAATTAGCAGCAGCTAATTCAAATACAGCTACTAGACATATATTACAGTCTGGATTATATTTAACAACTGAAACGGCTGAAAAAATATCATTAAGAATATCTGATGTTTTAGAATATTCCCCAACAGCGAACGCTTTTGTTCAAGCTATTGGTGCTCATAATGTTGCAACATTGCAAGAAATGTCAGAATTACATTTACATGATTTTGGTATATTTATTGAATTAGAGCCAGATGAAGAAGAAAAGCAATTATTAGAAAATAATATACAAGTTGCTATTGCACAAAATAATATTCATCTTGAGGATGCTATTGATATTAGAATGATAAAGAATGTTAAATTAGCGAATCAATTGTTAAAGCTTAGAAGGAAAAAGAAGGCGCAAGAAGATATGGAAAAAAATCAAGCAAATATTCGAGCACAAGCGCAGGCAAACGCACAAGCCCAACAAGTAGCAGCGCAAGCTGAAGTCCAAAAACAGCAAGCCCTAACTCAAAGTAAAGCACAACTAGAACAAGTTAAAGGGAAAATTGAAATGGATAAATTGCAAGCAGAAGCAGTATTGAAAAAAGAATTAATGACTCTAGAGTTCCAAATGAATATGCAATTACATGGAGCTAAAAATGATGTTGAAAAAAGCAAAGTAAAAGAAAAAGAAGATCGTAAAGACGAACGAACAAAAATACAAGCTAGCCAACAAAGCGAGCTTATAGATCAGCGTAAAAATAATTTACCTCCAAAAAGTTTTGAATCTGGGGGAAATGATATTATAAGCGGTGATTTCGACTTAGGGGCATTTGATCCTAAGTAATTATTAATTAATCATATAATATTTTATTATGGCAGAAGAAATTAAAGCAAAAGTTGTAGAGACAGAAGAATTGTCTATACAAGAAAAAGAAGAAGTGGTACAGAAAAACTCAGGTTTTGACGAAGAATCTGGTATGTACAAAGTAGATTTAACACAACCTCCAAAACAAGAAGAAACAAAAGAAGAGCTAGTACAAGAAGCTCCTGCTGAAGAAGTTGTTGAGGAAGTTGTTGAAGAAAAATCTGAAGAAAAAGAAGAGGAAGTCGCAGAAGAATCAATAATTGAAGAAATTACAAATGAAGAAGATACAACTGACGACCCAGGAGTGGAAGGAAGCATTGAAACTCCCGACACCACACCGGAACAAGAAGAAGTATTACAGAAAACAAAAACACAAGAACAAGTAGATTATCCTGAAAATATTCAAGAACTAGTTAAGTTTATGAATGAAACAGGTGGTAATCTTGAAGATTATGTAGCATTAAATAAGGATTATAATGAGTTTGAGCAGATGGATTTACTCCATGAATATTATGCTAAAACAAAACCTCATTTAACTGCTGATGAAGTTGTGTTTTTAATTGATGATAAATTTTCTTATGATAAAGAAGTAGATGATCCTATAGATATTAAAAGAAAAGAATTAGCTTTTAAAGAAGAGGTTGCTCAAGCAAAAAATCATTTAAATCAATTAAAAGATAACTATTATAAAGAAATTAAAACTGGCTCAAGGTTAACACCTGGTGCCAAAAAAGCTATGGACTTTTTCGATAGATATAACGAACAGTCTGAGGCTAATAAAAAAATAACACAATCTCAGAGAGATGTGTTTAACAATAAAACTGATTCACTTTTTAGCGATAAGTTCAAAGGTTTTGAATACAACGTAGGAGAAAAGAGATTTAGGTTTAATGTGAAGAATGTAAATGAGGTTAAGGAAACCCAGGGCGACATTAATAACTTTACTAAGAAGTTCTTAGATAAAGAAAATAAGATGGCTGATGCTTCTGGTTATCACAAAGCTTTATTTACCGCGATGAATTCCGACGCTATTGCTCAACACTTTTATGAGCAGGGAAAATCAGACGCTATTAAAGAGTCTGTTAAAACTGCAAAAAATATCAACATGGACCCACGGTCAGCGCACCAAGAGGTAGAAGTTGGTGGCATGAAAGCAAGAGTTATTAGCGGAGATGATTTGTCTGGACTTAAACTAAAATTAAAAAACTATTAAAAATTAAAACAAAATGGCAACAAACGTTTCATTTGCTGGCCCGGTGGCCGGCAGTATAGTTACTCCTGCAGCTCAACAAATGACGCTTGCGAGTAATTATTTAAATTTTCATACAGGTGGTGTAAACTGGGCACAACAGTATTTACCTGAACTGTATGCTCAAGAAGTTGAAAGATATGGCAACAGATCTGTTTCTTCATTCTTGAGAATGGTAGGTGCTGAAATGCCTATGGCTTCTGATCAAGTTATTTGGTCTGAGCAAGGTAGATTACACCTAGCATATAATGGTACTGTAGATATAGTAACTGGTATAGTTACTGCAATTACAGGAATTGACTCAGCTGCAACAGAAGCTCACGCAGTTAGAAAAGGAGCAACTGTGGTATGTGTAGTAGAAGGTGTAGTATTTAAAGGTTATGTTTCAGCTGGTTCTGAAGCCGCAACTAATACACTAACTATTTTACCTTACGGTGCAGAAAATATCAATGACTTAGCTGGAACTTCAGCATCTGGTAATAAAGCTATTAAATTCTTTGTATACGGATCTGAATTTGGAAAAGGAACTGATACTATGGTAAAATCTGTAGAGCCTGTGTTCAAATCATTTACTAACAGACCAATGATTATCAAAGATCACTTTGAAATTTCTGGTTCTGATACTGCTCAAATTGGTTGGGTTGAAGTAAGTGGTGAATCTGGACAAGCAGGTTACTTATGGTACATGAAAGCTGAAGGAGATACTAGAGTAAGATATGAAGACTATTTAGAAATGAGTATGATTGAAGCAGAAAAAGTAGCTACATCTGGAACTGCAACAGCTGATTCACAACTTCATGATTTAACTGGTGGTGGTGTTCAAGGTTCTGAAGGATTATTATCTGCAATTGCAAACAGAGGTATCGTAGCAACGAATCAATTTGATTCTACTACTCCTCAAGTTGACAAACTTGCTGAGTTTGACTTATTATTAAAAGAGTTAGACAAACAAGGTTCAATTGAAGAGAATATGATGTTCTTAGATAGAGACGCTAATTTATACGTTGACGATTTACTTGCAGGGTTAAACCCGCATATACTTGGTGGCGTTAATTACGGTGTATTTGAAAACTCTGCTGACATGGCGCTTAATTTAGGTTTTACTGGATTTAGAAGAGGTTCTTATGACTTTTACAAAACTGACTGGAAATATCTTAATGATGCTTCTACAAGAGGTTTAGTAGGTGGTTTAAAAGGACTTTTAGTACCTGCTGGTACATCTTCAGTTTATGACCAACAATTAGGTAAAAACGTTAGGAGACCTTTCTTACACGTAAGATATAGAGCTTCTGAAATGGATGATAGAAGAATGAAATCATGGATTACTGGTTCTGTAGGTGGAGCATCTACAACTGGTGTTGACAAGATGGAAATTCACTATCTTTCTGAAAGATGTTTAGTAACACAAGCTGCTAACAACTTTATCAGATTTGACTCTTAACAATTAATTTAAAGGAATGGGTGCTTCGGCACCCTGCCCTTTATTATAACTTTTATTATATTATATTATGGAAAAAACAAAACAAGTACAACCTGTTGAAAAGGTTGTCAAAAAACCTGTAGAGGTTAAAAAACCTGTAGAGGTTAAAGAAAAATACAAAGATAAGGTGTATGAATTAAATTTAAATGAAACACCTATTGTATATGTATTAAAGAGTAGAGGTCTTTTTTGGTTTGATGAAGACCTTGGTTATGAAAGAGAAATAAAATATTGTGAAAATCAAAAAACAATATTTGTTGATGAAATGAAAGGACCAGAAAGATTAAGTCATATTTTATTTAGAGATGGACAATTATATGCCCCTAAAGAAAAGCAAACATTACAAAAATTCTTAGATTTACATCCTTGGAATGGAACTAAATTTAAAGAATATAATCCTGTAAAAATTGCTGAAAATGATATGCAATATCTTGAAGTTGAAATTCATGCATTAAATACAGCTCAAACGATGGAAATTGATAGAATGGAGGCTATATTAAGATCAGAGCTTGGAAATAAGGTATCTAAGATGAGTTCTAAGGAGGTAAAAAGAGATTGCTTACTATTTGCTAGGCAAAATCCTTACTTGTTCTTAGAATTGGCGAATGATGAAAACATAAATATTAGAAATGTTGGAATCAAGGCTGTTGAAATGGGTATTATTAAACTATCAAATGACCAAAGAACATTTATGTGGGGTACAAATGATAGAAAACTTATGACAGTTCCATTTGATGAAAATCCATATTCTGCTTTAGCTGCATACTTTAAAACCGATGAAGGTATTGAAGTATATCAAACTATTGAGAAAAAACTAAAGTAAACAAAATGTAGGTAAAGGCCTGCTTTTGTGGGCCTTTAACCTATAACAAAAATATAATGGCAGTAAACGTAAACACAGTATACCAAAGGGTATTAGCTATAACTAACAAAGAACAACGAGGTTATATAACACCTCAGGAATTCAATACTATTGCAAATCAAGTACAATTAGATATACTTGAACAATACTTTTATGATTTAAATCAATTTGGAAGAGTTCCTGGTAATCAAACTGAGTATTCTGATATACTAGAAATACTTGAAGAAAAAATAAGTTTTTTTGAAAAAACAAATCAAACTGTAGTAGACGGCACAGATCTACCAAATGATTTATATAGGCTAGGTACAGTAATGTATAAAGACGTTGAAGCCGAACAAATAAATCAAAAAGATTGGGTATATATGAAACTCTCTCCTCTTACCCAACCATCAAATGACTTCCCTGTATATACAAGAGACGATAAAGGAATAATAGTGTATGGAGCAAACGCTGCGGGTGCTATTGAAGAAAAAACATCAAATGTTACATGTAACTATGTGGCGGTACCTGGTTCTGTTGCTTGGGCGGCTAATAGCGTAACTGGTCTATATGATTCAACATCATCTGTTAACTTTGAATTACATGAATCAGAAGAAACAGAATTAGTTATAAAAATATTAGCTTTAGCCGGTATATTATTAAAAGATAATTCTGTCTATGCAATGGCTAGCGGAGAAGATACTAAAAATATTCAACAAGAAAAATCATAATAAATGGCATTCATAAATCAAACACATTATCAGTATTATACGCCAGGGCAAAAGTTTACAGCAACTGCAAACCAGACTGAGTTTTTATTAACATTAGACCCATTACCAAAGGGTGAACCAAATTTTATTGTTTTTATTAACAATATAGAGGTAGACGATGATTTATATACTTATTCTGAAACTGGGAGTAATGCAGGTAAAGTAATATTTTCTTCTGGTAGGGCAGCGGGTGATATTATCGAAGTTAAATTAACAAACCCTATTATTGCTGGTAATTATAGATATATATCTTTAACAGATATAGTTGCTAACTTTATGGTTTCATATGTTGGTAAAGATAAAATAATTCCTAGAGTAAAAAGAGCAGATGTATTATTCCATGCTAAAAGAGGAATCCAGGAATTTAGTTATGATATATCTAAAATTGAAAAAATACAAGAAATTGAAGTACCAGATAATTTGGCAATGGTTATGCCACAAGATTATGTAGATTATGTGCAGATTTCACGTATAGATGAAGTTGGGTATGAACATATGTTATATCCTGCAAGATTTACATCAATACCATCTGAATCTATAGCACAAGATAATGCTGGTGAATATTTATATGATAATGATGATAGTTTATTAACCCAAACTCCAGCTACTCAAACTAGATTCAAAAAAGCCACTAATACAACTATTGATGATTCTTTAGATAATATAAATACTGTTAATGAAAGACATGATGAATATGGAAGAAGATTTGGTATAAATCCTGAATTAGCTTCTAAAAATGGTCAGTATCTAATTGATGAAATAAATGGTAAAATACATTTTAGTTCTGATTTAGTTGGAAAAATTATAACCTTAAAATATATATCTGATAGTATGGGTACTGATGCTGAAATGCGCGTACATAAATTAGCAGAAGAAGCAATATATAAACATATTGTATATTCAATTGTTAGTTCAAGAGTAAACTTCCCAGAATATATTGTACATAGATATAAAAGAGATAGGTTTGCAGCAATGAGAACAGCTAAATTACGTTTAGCCAATCTTAATCCACGCGAACTTGCGCAAGTAATGAGAAATAAATCTAAAGTAATAAAACACTAATGATTTTTCCTAAATTATTTAAAAAACGACATGCTAGAAGATCAAGAGGTGGCCATGTAACTTATGTGACAGGTGATCTTGGAAATTATCAATTTCATAATAAACCTCAGTATCCAGGGCATTTACAATCTAGTCACTTAATGGCAGATGATAATGTAGACCAAGCTTGGCCCTCTATATATAGAGATGAGAGTGGCAATTGGTTAAATCAAACCTATGAACAAGCTGTAGAAAGAAATGAAGTATATAAATTTCATGGAAAAAAAGCAAAAGAGAGAATGATTGATTTCGCAAGAAAAGGTAGTTGGAAACAATAAAATATTAATATATGCCAGAAATTAAAAATGCGTTTATCCAAGGTAAAATGAATAAAGACCTTGATGAAAGATTAATTCCTAATGGAGAATATAGAGACGCTTTAAATATTGATGTCGATTGGTCAAAAAGCAGCCATGTTGGTGCATTAAAGAATATAGTAGGGAATTCTGAAATAACTTCTGTAACTCTCGGGCAAAGTGCGGTATGTATAGGAAGCATAAAAGATACAGAGAATAATAAGATATATTGGTTTACAACTCATGCGAACCTAGATCTTATTGGGGAGTTTAATTTAACTACTAATGCATATGATACCGTATTATGTGACACTGGTAGTGTTTTAAATTTTAATGCTAATAATTTAATTACAGGTGTTAATATTGTAGATGGTGTTTTATATTTTACTGATAATTTAAATGAGCCAAGGCAGGTTGATATTGAATACTGGAAAGGGCAAACTGCAACAAACGCGTCTGCTACTTCAACTGGGCTAACTGCTGATAGAATAACTGTTATTAAAAAAGGGCCATTTAAAGCACCAACTTTAGATATGAGCAGCTCTGTAAGAGGAGGTAATGGCACAGCGGGTAATGCAGCGGTAACAACAAGTTTAAATCTAGGTGCTACAAATAATAATGCTTTAGTAATATCAAAAGATGCGGGCGACACAGTATCAGGTACTTTTTCTGCTGCACCTAATTATAAGAAAAATGAAGTTATAATATTAACAGATATATACACAGACCCAACTGACGGCTCTAAAACTAAAGTTGAGGCAAGAATAAAATTACCTTCAAATTATTCAGATAGCGCAACTACATTTACCAATGCTGAAATATTAACAATTAGTGAAAAGGCAGTAGGTGCTAATAGAACATATGGGTGTATTTTACAAGAAGACGACCCTTTGTTTGAATTAAAATTTGCTCGATTTGCATATAGATATAAATATGGTATAACAGATAGTAATGGAATAACTAGAGGCAATCAATATTCTGTAATGTCACCATTTTCTAATGTGGCATTTTTACCCGACGCTACCGCAGGTAACGGGACTGGGTTTGAATTTAATGCTGAAACAGGTATGAACTTAGGAATGGTTAATAGCTTAAGAACTTTAAAAATACAAAATATAAATGATAGGCTAAGCGCAGATGTACAAGAAATAGATATTTTATATAAAGATTCAGTTAGCTCAAATGTATATATAGTTGATACTATAAAAAGAACAAGCGGTAATTTTCCAAATCCTTTAGAATACGAAATTAAAGACGAACAAATATTTAAAGTAATACCTTCAAATCAATTATTAAGATTATTTGACAGTGTGCCTAAAAAAGCAAAAGCACAAGATGTTACAGCTAATAGATTAATATATGGCAATTATGTCCAAAATTTTAATTTATTAGATTCAAGTGATAATCCTGTAAATCCAACATTTGATATAGCTTTAATTAATAGATATGACTCGGACTCTACAGATAGAGTTAGAAAACAATCTATAAAATCTAATAGAACATATCAAGTAGGAGTTGTTTATTCTGATGAATATGGACGTCAAACACCTGTTTTAACAGATAGTTCAGGTGTTATTAAAGTACCTATAGGTGAATCAAAAAACCTTACAAAACTTACTGCAAAAGTTACTTCTAATGCACCGTCATTCGCAACAAATTACAAGTATTTTATAAAAGAAATTTCTGGAGTAAATTATAATTTTGTAGTAGATGGTTTTTATGAAGATGATCAAGGATATATATACATGTCTGTTCCTACGTCGGAAATAAATAAAGTCCAGGTAGACGATGTTGTTATTTTGAAAAAGAAGAGCGGAGATGAATATGCTGATATAACGGATAAGTTCAAAATATTAGACAAATTAACTACTCCGCCGGATTTCCTTGCAAAACCTCTGCGTGTCGACTATGAACCAGATGAATTTTTATTTGGTAGAGATTTTAATGTCCATGATACTGTATTTTCTGACCCAGATGCTGGAGGCCAAAGGGCAATAGCAGGTTCAACACCTTTACCTAATAGAAATAGAGTTATAGTCCACACAATGTTTAAAAACTCCGTGACTACTGCAGAAAAAGAATTAGGGAGTAGCAACAATATAGGTTCTACTGGTGTCTCAAAAGAGGCTTTTGCTGCGTTAAAAAAAGGTAAAAAAGTTAAATTTATATTAGATGATGAAGAATCAGATACATATGAAATAGCAACGTCGTTTAAAAGTACAGATAACAGAGATGACGTAGAAGTACATTTTAAAGAAGAATTTGGTTCAGATGTTGGCTTTATATATGAAGATTTTTCTGATCTAGAGTTAGATTATTCACCTGTTGGTGGGGTTCCTAAAGCCTCGTTAATTAGAGCCGGTGTTAAATTATGCACAGTTGATTATGTTGATGAGAGTGGCAAACCTGAATATCAAGGTAGATTTTTCTTAAAAATTAAAGCTGATATAAATCTTTTAGATGAATTAAAAGGAAGTACAAACCTTGAAAATTTAGATGCAATTAGTACTGCTAGTATAGATGGCAAAAAAGATACTGAACATAGAAAGGTTTTTGTTAGGTTTGGAGGAAAAAAAGAAACTGATTCAACAGCAACAAGTTCGGCAGCAACATCTGGAGGTTTTGGAGGTTGGGGATCTGATACTGGTTATGGTAATAATATAGGATTTACATCAGATGAATTAACTGAAGGGTATCATTTAGCTATTGAAACAACCCAAACTTATCGTCATAAAGAATCAAAATATCCCGCATACCCATTTTTAAAAGCGTTAGACGAGGATAATGTTGAAAAAGGGGTTTACATGCAGTTTGATAATTCAGGCTTGGGGGATAATAATGATGCTGGATCAACAGTGCAAGATGATGTTTTTTATAGAATAAAGAAAATTAAAGAGTTTGATACAGGGCATAGTACAAAATTATATGCAATAAAGTTTGATCTGCAATTACAAGAGGATTTAACATTTTATAGTGGAACTACTCAAGGGGGTACTCAACTACAAGCTTTTCAAGCCACTGTTTTTAAATATAAAGACAATTTAGTAGGTATCAAAAATCCGCCCGTGTTTGAAGTTGAACCTAAAGACGATGTAGACATAGATATATATTATGAAACCCAAGAAGATTTTACAATAGCATCTGACGGAACAAATAATCATGGTAATGTTAATTCATTATCATATTTTAATTGTTTTAGTTTTGAAAATGGTGTTGAATCATTTATAATAAGAGATGATTATAATGCTCCCTTTATGGGAAAAGGTGCTAGGGTTTCAACAATATTTGAAGAAAATTATCAAGAAGAAAATTTAAAAACTGGATTAATATTTTCACAAATATATAATGGTCAAACAAATGTTAATAGATTTAATCAGTTTATTATAGCGGAAAATATTACAAAACAACTTAATCCAGAGTATGGTAGTATACAATTATTACATACAAGATATAATGATATTATTGCTTATTGTGAAGATAAAGTTCTTAAAATACTTACAAATAAAGATGCATTATTTAATGCTGATGGGAGTACAAATGTTACATCCAATACAGCCGTATTAGGACAATCAATACCTTATAATTCAAATTATGGTATAGGTACAAATCCTGAAAGTTTTGCGAGTTATACATATAGAGGGTATTTTGTAGATAAAAACAACGGGGTTGTAGTACGCCATTCTGCTGACGGTATGGAGGCAATATCAATGTATGGAATGAAAGATTATTTTAAAGATAGCTTAGCAGCCCAATCTGGATATATGCATGGATCTTATAATGTAAAAAAAGAACAATATAATATTTCCCTTCCTAGTACTGCTTCAACATTATCTTTTTCTGAACCTATAAATGGTTGGGTTAGTAGAAAATCATTTGTACAAGAAAATGGATTAAGTATAAATAATAGGTATTTTACTTTTAAAAAAGGTAGATTATACGAACATGGGACTGGAGCAACAAATCAATTTTATGGAGTAACTACTACGCCAAAAGTAACATTTATATTTAATGAGGCGCCTGCTAATATGAAAAACTTTAGAACATTGAATTATGAAGGGGATAGCGGTTGGACTTGTTCTAATATAAAAACCGGGGATTATTTATCTGGGGATGAACAAGCCCAAACAGGATCAGTAAGCGCGTTTATTGAAAAAGAAAGAAAATATTTTAACTATATAAAAGGTGTAACAGAAAATCAAACTAATCTTGATTATAAAGCTTTCAATACACAAGGTATAGGTGTATACAGTAGTGTTTCAACAAATAATAACCATGTAACATATACTTTTACTAATAATGTACCTCAAGATTTACAAATAGGTGATACATTATATTATGTTGCACCTAGCGCCACTACCGGTACAGCGCTGGAAGTTGTAACAGCAGTTACAGCAACATCAGTAACAGCAAGATATTCTTCTGCACCTCCAACAAGTGGGGCAGCTTATTTTGTATTTTATGTTAAAAATGCAGAGTGGCAAACATCGGGGTTATTAGGGTATTATGCAGAGGTTACAATGGAGAATACCATTGCTGCTCCAAAAGAGCTTTATTCAGTGGGAAGCGAAATTAGTATAAGTAGTTAATACGTAATAATAAATAAATAAACAACTAACAATTAAAATTAAAAAATATGTGGGGAACTGACCAAATGATCGAAAGCGCTCTTAAAGGAGGTGGAGGCGGTGGAGGAAATCCTATAGCTAAAATAGCTGGTGGGGGAATTGTAGGTGGCGTTGTAAAAACAGTGGGAAGCTTAATAGGCGGAGGCGCTAGAAGACGTGAACAACAAGCGGCACAACAAGCAGCACAAAGAGCAGAAGCAGATAGACAACAGAGAGTAGCTCAACAAGCTGCAGCTGAAAAAGCTGCTGTACAAAAAGCTAAAACTGCTGCTGAAACACAAAGTAGAA